TTTGTAAATGCAGAGCCTAATCTTGTCAGTTGTCCTTGAATTGTATTCTGTGCTGTGAATGCAGCTTCAGCCGCAGTACCTTGAGCTTTTGCCTGATTCTCTAGATTTTTATTAAAACTTACAAGTTGGTCATTAACTAAAGGTAATAAAGCTGTTCTTGCTTCAACAGATCCAAAGAACTGAGCGAGCGTTTCTTCACTAGCTCCACCTTTTGCGACTAACTCTTCTAATACTCCTCCTAATCCTTTTGTACTTAAAGCCGTAGCACTAAAATCAATTCCTAATTTTTCAGCCGCTTTAGCTGCCTCACTGGTCGGCTTTTGTATCGCAGCAATAACTTGTCGTAGTCCAGCAAAGGTCGATTCAACAGGAACACCAGTTGCAGTAACAGTAGATATTGCCGCATTAAGTTCATCTATTCCCACACCAGCACCAGCCGCTATAGGTGCTAGACGACCTATCTGTTGTGCATATTGATCTACAACAATTTTACCATCATTTTGTGTTTGTATAAATCCATCAACTAACTTGGCCGCTTGATCTGAACTTAAGCCATAAGCATTAAGTACAGATGTTGTTGCATCAGCAACAGTAGCCAATTCAGAAAAACCACCAGTTGCACCTAACTGTGATGCCTTTAATACATCTGTTAATTCAGCAGTCTCACCAAAGCCAGCAGATGCTACATCATAAGACGCTGATAGTAAATCTAAAGAAGATGCCTGACCACTAAGTTCATTAGACAGGCTTTTTAATTTTGGATTTAAAGCGTCAGCATCTACTCCAAGAGTTTTAATCTTTGCACTAGCAAAATCTTGTTGAGCTAAATTTCCAAAGACTTTTGTAAGTCCTCCTATAACAGCACTAATACCAATTAGAGGTCCAAGTAAGGGAGCAGCCGCAGCAGTTAAAGCTCTAAATCCACCGCCAGCTGCTACAGCCCCTGCCCCTGTTGCTTGCAACCCTGCTGGTAATAGCTTTAAACTTCCAGATGTTGCCTTTAACTTTCCACCTGTACCTGTAATTGTTGTATTAAATTTTTTAGCCTGTCCATCAACATTCTTTAACGCTGTGACAGCTTGTGTGGCATTAACTCTTAGTTCTACATTAGAAACTGCCACAACTAAACAATAACTCCTTTAACTATACTTTGATTTGCGTTTGAGTGCATCTGCCTTTTTCTTTTCTCTATCATACTTTAATTCATAATAGCCAGCAAAAAATATCAACTCTTCGTCTGTAAGTTGTTGTCTTAATTCACTTACTGTTTTACCTAATTCTGTTGCAAGGAAGAACTCAAAATTTAACCAGTTATCCCCCCTTAAGATTCCTTTGCGTTATCAATAGTTGCGTTTTGATTAACACCAAATAAAAACAGTTCTATTTCATTAAGAACATTTTCTGGTAAGTCATTTTGTAAATTGCCAAATTCTGCTGGGCTAAATGCTTTTGTACCATCTTCTTTTTCTGCTAACTGACAAAGCATGTGTGTTGAAACAATCAATGGATCATCACTACCAGCCCTTTGCGTTGCTCTAGCTCTGTCAGCCCTTGTAATGGCCTTGAAATATAAACTGACTACAACATTACCATTATCATCTGTAACGTCAAATTTGCGCCTTTTAGAAAGGTCAAACGACTCCTTTAAAAGGTCGAGGGTTCTTTTTTCTGCCATAAATTAAGTGCGAGATAATCTTAATTTACTATATGTCTGAAGTTATTGCACCAGTTGTCTGGAAAGATATGTTAATTAACTGAGTCTCTCCGAGTGTTGCACCATATTCAGCACTTGTAATAATTCCAGAAAAAGCTAACTTTTTAGAACTAGCTGAACTATCAGGAAATAATTCAAATAATGCGTCTCCAGCGTCACCAGTTGTTAATATATCTTCAACAAAAGCTAAGTAATCAGAGTTACCAGCATTGTCATAAATTAATTCTGCTGATCCTTCACCAGATATAAGTCCACCAATAAAAGTCTTTGAGGTGTTCCCCTGAACTGTAGTTTCTAAAGTATCTTTTGAAACTGATAATGACCAAGATCTAGTCCCAGCAATATCGGCTTCTGTGCCTGCTGCATTATGGAACATGATCTTACCTACATCGCCTCTAATAGCTGCCATGACAAAAAAAAGAAAGATTTACAAATATATTAACTCTTTTCGGAGTTTTTTACATCTTTTTTAGAATTTTGTTGACTCTCCATATATCTTTTACAGTTTGGATCCCAATATTGTGGGTCTCTTACACCTTTTACAGCTTCGATAGCGTCTAGCATTTCTTCTGTAATAACAAGCTTTGGCATAATTAAAGATCCTCGTAGATTGTAAATGTTATTCTTAATTGAGTTTGAAACTTACCTTCTGGACTTGAGTTAAGAATCTCGGGACCAATAGGTGCATCAAAAATAACACTTGATACTGTAATTCTATTGTATAAGTCCCTAAGTCTTTTGCAAATTGTAAAATTTGACCCTGCACCAAGACCTTCCTCTGTAAATACATTTACCAAAACCAAACCATTTATCTGGTTATCAGAGTCACTTGCACCACCCTGAGTTAAATAAGAGTTTGCACCAAAACTAGTTTGACACTGTACAAAGGTATCTTCAGCAGTAGAGTCAAAGGTCATATTATTGAACACAACAGGAATTGCTGGGCTTGAAGCAAGCTCTGTGGCTAATCTAGCCTCTATTGTTGATCTAACTGTATTTAAGTCTGTAGCAGCCATTATATTTTACCTTTGATCTTGTTGTATTCGTCTGATGCCCAAGACTGCAACTCTTTAGCAATTAATTCTGGAAAACCAGCAACAGTTTTTTGTCTTGTTCTATATTGACCACCCCAAGATGGTGGCAACCCTTCACCAAAACAAACAGGCTCCGCATAAGGTAAGTTGTTTGATACAGTACCGCTAAATTTTTTTATTTGGGTTTGCCATGCAAGTCTTAATGAACCTCCAACTCCTTTTTCTTTTTTTCCACTTGGTAATGTTCTAGGTTTAAAAACAGGTGTTGCTTTCTTAACTCTAGCTGTCCATTCCAAAGTAGTAGCTGCAACTAAAGTTTCTACAGATTCTTCCATCACTTTAGGTATCTGCAAAATATGTATTTGTCTTGCCATTTTTACCTCAAGATAAGATCAAAACTTACAGGTGTATTATTTTGTTCATTCGTCACAATTTGAATAATTTTAAATTCTACGCTACTAATAACAACTCTATCTTTTGTTGTCGGTACAAATGTTAGATCCCCAGCAGATATTGTTAACAACTTATCCTGTGATTCAATCAAATCATTGACCTGATTTCTTGATACATTGCTTAATGCACCTTTAATTGTGGTATCAGATGTAGATTCTGTTATCGCTCCAGTAGTGGTGTTATATGCCCCTGCTGTTACTTGTCTGATAGTTACATCACCACCAAGCTTTTTTAGTGAAGCACTTGCAGCTTTTTTTAGTGCATTAGCGAGACTCATAATATGTATGCAATAACAGTTCCACTACCTAAAGTAATGCTAGTTATAACACCACAGATTTCATTACTTGATTTAAAAGGAACAGCACTTAAATCACCTGTTATATTTTCAGATAAAAGTGTTATTACTGAATCCTGTAATGCAACAACCTTTCCAAAACGCCCTGTATGTGCGTCAGTATCGTTGATAATTTTTGCTGCTGGATAATCGTAACCGTAACCCATTTTAAGACCTCTTGATTTGTAAGTTTGCTCTTCCACCTATTCTAATACCCATTAGATAGTGGTCAACGATTGGTGGAATCCTATCAATGCCCACAGCCCCATAAAATCTAGGAGTTACATTTATATTACCAACACTAACAGCAGCAAAATCTTCTAAGCCGCTAAGTTCTAGTCCGTTTCTATTGTTATTAAGATATACAGCCAAAACAACTTGTGCATGTTTTACCCGATCTGGTATTTCAGTATCGGTGTAATAGTCAGCAACTAATCTGTTAGGGAAAGATAACCCATACAAGTTAGTGTATGTGTCAGGTTTTCTTACTCCTGATCTTGGCCATTCTAAGGCCTGAGTATCAGCTACCCTAGCCCCTAAAAACTTTTCTCTATCTATTCTCTGGGCTGCGGTAAACAAAGCACGATTTTTGTTATCTGTACTAGATCCGTCCCAAGCTGCGTTATCATCACTAAGGATTAGTCCTTCAATGAAAGAGTTTGCATCAGAAAGTGTTATATAAGTGTTGGCATTAGCACCGCCAACAGTTGCATCAAGAGTTATTGCCATTTACTTTTACCTTTGGTGGCTTACGTTTTGGTTTTGGCTTAGATAAAGAAACAGAAGCCGCCTTTTGAGCAGCTTCATTTTGTTCCCTCATTCGCTTAAAAGCAAATATAGCCATTAGCTAGATGCACCCTTTAGGGCAACAAAGTTAATGACAATCGCTTCACTTAATGAACCGCCAGATACGTTAGAAACTGTGATCTTGAATGAACCAGCAGCAATGCTGTTAGCACTTACGATGTAAGCCCCTGCTGTACCAGCAGAACCATGACAAGCTACAACAACGTCTGTTGCTGCAACTTTACTGTTAGTAACTGTGAAAGATACTTCTGCCGCATCAGCTAATGCAGCACCGTTCATGGTAATTTGACCTGACTCTGTATTAGAAATTACAGTAGTTGCTTTGTTGGTGGCCTGAGTTACAGTACCGCCATTTGTTGTGCCAACTAAAGAGCCAGCAGTTACTTCGAATAATGATGGCATAATTAATCCTGATTAGATACGTTAGTTGCACGAACAATACCGATGTTCTTAGTCTCATACACTTTCGACCAAGAGGCGACTGTCTCTAAAGTTGCACGAGTTGGGTTTACAGTTGATACTGCATACTTCAAACCTACTGGGTGGTAGATGTAATGAAGATCTACTGCCATTGCTTCCTCTAAAGCAAGAATGTCTCTATCAGTTTGAGTTCTGATTGGAGATTGCTCACCAGTTACAACCGCTCCTTGTGTAAAGAAGAAAGTTGAATACTCTGTTGAAGAACCAGATCCAGTTGTTGGTACATCGTCAGAAACAATTACGTTAAGACCCATGAAAGTATTAACGGCAGTTGGTCCATCAAATGCTCTTGTAGTACTACCAGAAGCTGCTGCTGTATCAGGAGCGCCTGTGTTGTCGTAGATTCTGTCAATCGCATTTCTTTCAACTAGGTCATAAAAAACCTTTGAATGCATTGCAATAGCTGTCAACTTGTTTCCTTGATCGCCAAGTAAAGCTTGTGCTTTAGCAACGTGTCTAGGACTTAAAGTTGTAGGGCTGTCGCCTGATTCTGAATCAATAGTTAAACCAAACAAAGCAGAGTTACTATCATTTGCATTGATAGAACCGAATGCACCAGTTAAGCAAGAATATAAATCTTTCTGTTTCTGGTTGTTTACATAAGCAGCCATCTTCTGAGCAATAGCAGCCATAGGATCAAGACTACCG